CGAAGCGTGGGAAGAAGGACTAAGTGCTGGGGCCGACAGATGGATGGACTTCCGCGAGTTCGGCAACCCACCAATCAACCCATACCGACAGGAGCAGGACCAGTGAGCGTTGAATGCATGGAATGCAAGCGTGAAAGAGAACCGATGGATGACGACTACAGCCCGATGCAAGTGATCTTCGGAGCCCAGCCTGGCTGGTACTCGGGTGATGACGGCGAGCTCTGTGGAGAGTGCATGAGCGACCTGATACGAAAGGCAAACCAATGACTGACGCAGTGAACCGCCCGGCGCATTACACGCAGTATCCGGTCGAGGTGATCGAGCTCGCGGAGTGTTTGAACTACAACCGGGGGAACATTTTGAAGTACGTGTGCCGTGCCGGGCTGAAAGACCCGGCAACCGAGGTCGAGGACTTGGAGAAGGCCCGCTGGTATGTGGAGCGGGAAATCGCGCGGGTGAAAGGGGCGGCGCAGTGAACACATCTATCCGTGACGGCGAGGTGTGGGTCGTCCACAACCGCATCGAGTTCCCGACCCGCATCTGCCGCACCCACGCCCGCCGCCTCGCGAAAGAGCTGCGGCATGCGATCGGACGCGACCCCAAGACGATCCGGCACGCCTGGCAGACCGAGCATGGTCCGGCCAGGTTCCAGGCCACCATGAGCAAGCATGACCCGTGGCCGGTGCTCACGTTCCACGACAGCATCACCATCCGCCCCACGCACGTCGAGCTCATGCACTTTGTGGAGAAGCTCGACGACCACGCACACGGGAGGACCAGGTGAAGATCGAGATCCACGTCCCGGAGGAGGACGACACATGAGCGGCGAAACCTTCGCATACCGCGACCTCCAAGACATCAAAAACCTGCAGACGGTGGAGGAATTCCTCGAAGCCACCAGGGAGGACACAACCAGTGACTGACCTCGACCTGCTCCGCACCCGCCTCCAAGACCTCATCACGTGGTGGCCGCACCTCGAAGACCACCTCGCCACCCTCGCCGGCATCACCGGGCACGGCATCGACCTCGCCGGAATCCACACCGTCGGAACATCCCCCGTCGAAACCGCCGTCCTCCAAACCATCCCCGCCCAGACCCTCATCGAGGAACTCGAGGACCTAGCGTCGGAGTGGACCTGGCGCGGCGAAAACCTCGACGGCCCGGCCCTCCAATTCCTGCATGCACGCCTCCCGTGGGCAGCCACACGCTACCCACTCCACGACGCTACCCAACTGATCATCCGTGCGCACGCCACCGTCGCACGATTGACCGGCCACGCACCCAGACCCACCGGCCGCACCTGCCCAGCCTGCGGAGAAAACCAGTTGATGCTCCTCGACAACGGCCTCCTCCGCTGCGACACATGCCAACTCGACCGCCACCCCGACGAAATCCAAGCGCTCACCACATGGAGGATCACCACCTCCACCGAAACAGCGCCACTCCCCATCGTCGCCAAACACCTCGGAATCAAACCCACCCGCATCCGCAAATGGATCCAAAGAGGACTCCTCACCCGCGAACCCGACGGCACCATCAACATCCGCCACACCCGCACACTCAAGGAACGCCATGGAACATGAACACATCACCCTCCACACCATGTCCACCACCGAGGTCACCGTGTACTGCCAGTGCGGATGGGAATGGACCGGGCACCAGGACCACCAAGCCGCCACCATCCACGCCCACACACACCAGCCCTTGATATAGCCACCAACCATGTGTCACACTGGACCTGTAACAGTTATGCCCTCAGCCGCAAGGCTCGAGGGCATAACGCGTTTAAGGGCCAAGCGGGAGGCGGCGGTATGGCGTGGGACACCAGCACACGCCGCCACCGCCTACCACCCGACTGGCAGGCCATACGCCGCCAAGTCCAAGCCCGCGCAGGTGACCGCTGTCAAGCCGTAACCCACCACCCACGGTGCGATGGGTACGGTACCGACGCCGACCACATCACCCCCGGCGACAACCACTCACTCACCAACCTCGCATGGCTCAACGAACACTGCCACCGACTCAAGACCGCGCAAGAGACAGCGGCCCGCAACCGTAGCCGCGGCCGCAAGCGGCCCGAAGAACGACACCCAGGACTTCTCTAAGCAGCGCGTTCAATCGAGAGCGAATCGTTTCAACGATTCTTCGCTGAGCAGGTTTCGTGTCGTTGGTTTGGTGCTGAGTTTTTGGTTGGCGGTCAGGTAAGGTGGGGGGTGACTCCCCTCACCGCCGTCCGCCTGGTAACCGCGGGATAGCAACTTTTATTCTGCGAGCGACAATTGTCGTTGTTTTGCAGAGCTGGCACCTACTTTTCGTTGATACGACGCCACTTCGAGGCGATACACTGTAACGATTGCAACTCTTTACATTTGGCATCTTTTTGGCGTACGTCAACCTTTTGGCTTACTGTCGCGGTTTAAGCGTAACGCTGGTAGAATGGCGGTATGGAGCCTTGCGAAACGTGCGGCCGTCGACTGTTCCGACAGTCAGGCGGAGGATCGAAAGCGCGGTTCTGCTCGAACGCATGCCGGCAGAAGGCATACCGTGACCGCAAGGCGCTCCCGAAGGAGCTCACGGGCGTGGACCGCTGGGTGAACTGGACGGTCATCAAGCGTGGAGAGAAGCACGCTAAGGTCCCGGTCCGATCGAATGGCCGGCCAGCGTCAACGATGGATCCTCATTCGTGGTCGTCGTTCGAGCAGGTCCAGGAGAAGGACACCCGCATCGGTTTTGTACTTGGCGGGGGGATTGGCTGCATCGATTTCGATGATGTGATCGTTGATGACGTTCTTGACCCGCAGGTCGAGGCGTGGTTGAAGGAGTGTCCGCGCACGTTTGTTGAGGTGTCCCCGTCGGGGACTGGTCTGCATGTGTGGGGGCTGTTGCCGGAAGAGCGTGGAACTAGGCGCGTCGTGAACGGAGTGAGCGTGGAGGCTTATTCGTATGGCCGCTATATCACGGTCACTAAGCAACCTTTTCAGGGCTCTGTTCCGCGGCTGGCTGATTTGACTGGTTTTAAGAAGATGCTGATTCGCTAGCTGCGTGGCCCTGGTGGCGTGCGGCTGGTTCGCGCTCCAGGAGGGCTGAGAAAGTGGCGAAGGAAACGAGTTCACGTGTTGGGGTGCCGGCTTATCTCAGATCGAAGGGCACTCAGGTTTGGAAGTCGGTCACGTCGAATTATGTCCTGCGGGACGATGAGAAGGTTCTGCTTGAGCAGATCTGCCGTGAAGCTGACCTGATCCAGGAGCTGACGAGTGAGCTGCGGAAGCTGCCGTTGATGATGACGGGATCGATGGGGCAGGACGTGGTGAATCCCCTGCTGATGGAGATCCGTCATCATCGGGCTCTGCTCGCTGACCTGCACAAGAAGCTTGCCCTGCCCGAACTTGAGGCGCCTTCGGTGACGCCCGATATCACGCCGAACCAGAATCGCAGTGCGGCCATGTCGAAGTGGGGGAAGGCTTATGGCTAAGGTCCGCAACGCTCGCGGGCCTGCGGTCATTGTGAACACGGATATGGAGCGGCGTGAGATCATCTCGTGGTATCGGGATGCGCTTAAGTCGACGCCTCCTCCGCTGTTTGAGCGGTGGGAGCCGGTCCGGATTGGTCCGACGTGGCAGTGGGACGAGAACGGTGATTGGGTTCTGCCTGAACATTCGGGCGGGTGGGATGTTCTCGCGTGGTGTGGGATGTACTTGCGGGATCTGAAGTCGGGGAAGCCGTGGCAGTTCACGCTGGAGCAGGCCCGTTTCATCCTCCACTTCCAGGCAGTCGACGCCCATGGTGATTTCGTGTTCAACGCGGGTGTCCTGCAGCGTTTGAAGGGGCACGGGAAAGATCCTTTGGCTGCAGCGCTGTCTTTGTGCATGATGCTTGGACCGTCGATCCCTGACGGGTGGCGTGAGGATGAGCCGTCTCCACTGATGGTTCCTAACCCGTCGGCGTGGGTGCAGATTTTCGCTGTTTCGCAGGAGCAGACGAAGAACACGATGAAGCTGTTCCCGCAGCTGTTGCCGCCTGAGACGCGCCTGCGGTTTGGTGTGCAGGTGGGCCGGTTCAATGTGTGGGCGCTTGGGGATTCGGTGCAGATTGAGGCGTCGACGTCGTCGGTGGATTCGATTGAGGGGAATCGGCCTTCGCTTGTGATCCGGAATGAGACGCAGAATTGGAAGTCGTCGAACCGTGGCCATGAGTTGGCGGGTGCGATTGACGGGAATATTGCGAAGGCGGAGAAGGGTCGCCCGTCGCGGATGCTGGACATCTGTAACGCCTATCGGGAGGGTGAAGATTCTGTTGCTCAGCGTGTGCGGGAGGGTTGGGAGGAGACCCAGGAGACTGTCGAGAATGGTGTTGTGGTTGGCCCGAAGCGCGCCGAGTACGGGTTGCTCTACGATTCGCTGGAGGCACCGGCTGATGCGCCGTTGACCGCTGAAGCTGTTCCCGAGGTTGTTCGTGACATTCGGGGTGACAGTGTGTGGCTGGACGCGGAAGGCACCGTGCTGAAATCAGTCCTCAACCCATTGAACTCGCCGTCGGAGTCCAGGCGGAAGTGGTTCAACCAGGTCCAGGCCGATGAGGATGCGTGGACAACTGCGCAGACGTGGGACGCGCTCGCGGATACCGACACGGTGGTCGAGGAGGGTGAACAGGTTGGCC